ATGGATAAACGAATCAAAAACATTTTAAGATGTTATGCGGCCGGCATGGGAATCAAGGAAACGGCTTCCACGTTTCATACTTCCCGTAATACTGTCCGCAAGTATGTCCGCCTGTTCCTTTCAAGCGGCAAGAGTATTGAACAGCTTCTTTCCCTGTCCGACGGGCAATTGGATGAACTGTTCGGCTGTACGGCATCCCGGCATCGGGAGCCTTCTTCCAGGAGGATTGAACTGGAGGCCTTGCTTCCCGGCTATGTATCCCGCCTGTCACGCAAAGGCATGAGTGTCCGAAAACTGTTCAAGGAATACCATGCCGAATATCCTGACGGCTATCAGTTGTCTTCCTTCAAACGGGCTGTCCGTCAGTACAAGTTTCACGTCAAGGTCGTCGGTCATGTCGAGCACTATGCCGCCGACCAGATGTATATTGACTTTGCCGGTGACAGGCTTGAAGTCGTTGATGAAATGACGGGCGAGACGAAGAAAGCCGAGGTGTTTGTCGCCATCCTTCCGTTCAGCCATTATACCTACTGCGAAGCCGTGTGGTCTCAACGCAAGGAAGACCTGATAAAGGCATGTGAGAATGCCATGCAATATTTTGAAGGCGTTCCTGCGGCTATCGTCCCCGACAATCTGAAGGCTGCCGTCACACGAAGCGACCGCAACGAGCCTGTCATCAATGATGATTTCGCCGCTTTTGCCGAATATTACGGCTGTGCGGTCTATCCCGCCCGTGTGCGTCATCCCAAAGACAAGGCTTTGGTAGAGAATGCCGTAAAGCTCCTCTACCGTTCCATTTACCTTGACATAGAGGGAATGACATTTTCCGGCCTGGAGGAACTCAATACCGCCGTCCGTGTCTCCCTGCTTGATTTCAATGAAAAGGTGATGGCCGGACGGGAGGTGTCACGCAAGGAAATGTTCCTTCTGGGAGAGAAGGATTATCTTCGGCCGCTTCCCGTGAAACGTTACGTAATGAAAGAGAGGAAGCTGATGACTGTCGGGAAGAACTCTTACGTCTCGTTGTTCAAGCACCATTACAGCGTTCCGAAGGAGTATGTAGGCAGGCGCATGACGATTCTCTATGATGCCGACACGGTGGAAATCTACTGTGGCATGAACCTTGTCGCCATCCATGACCGCTGTGACATTCCCTACGCTTATTCCTGGAAAAAGGAGCACAACCTACCGGGACACTATGGCCCCTATGACAAGGACTTGGAGGAACTCTTCCAACGTGCCTCGGAAATAGACAATATCGTATTGAACTATCTCCGGGAAGTGGAGCGTGCCATGCAATATCCGCCAAAAGCGTTCAGGTCATGTCGGGGTATCTTGACGTTGGAGAAAAAATACGGTCGCGACCGTCTGGTTGCGGCTTGCGCATGTGCGGACCAGAAGTTGCAATACGGGTATCAGGCCTTGCGCGAGGTGCTTGAACTGGGAGAAGACGCGGATTTCCTTCCCGATGAGGACGGGAAAGTACAGCCCGACATGACTTCCCCGGCTCCATTGACCCACAAAAACATACGTGGACGTGAATATTACAGAAAGGACAAACAATAAAACTCATATTTATGGAAGTAAACAATAAAACAGCTCCCGTTACGGGACAACAGGACCAGAATACCATATCGCTGGATTTAATGAACCGTATGAAATTGCATGGCATGGCAGAGGCTTTCAGGGAAAGTCTTGCCGGCACCACTCCGCAATCCATGACTGCGGACACGTTCCTTTCCATGCTCCTTGCACGCGAATGGGACTATCGTGCGCAGGCTGCCATTGCACGGCTTACCAAGAATGCGGCATTCCGTTACAAGGCCTATATTGAACAGGTCGACTATGCCACGAACCGGGGGCTGGAACGCAACCAGATGGAACGTCTCGCCACCCTTGATTTTGTGCATAAGGCACAGAACCTTTTCATTACCGGTTCTTCAGGAACGGGGAAAAGCTATCTGGCCTGCGCCCTCGGCCACGAAGCATGCAAAAGGGGATTCCGTACCTTATATGCCAATGCCCCGAAACTGCTCGGAGCGCTGAAAGTCGCCAAAGTCAAAGGTACACTTGAGACGGAACTCAAGAAGATTGAGCGATGCCAGTTACTCATCCTTGACGACCTGTTCATCGTGCCTCTCGACGCCAAGGAGCGTCCCATACTGCTTGAAATCATCGAGGACAGGCATGAACGGAAATCCATCATCATCACATCGCAGTACCCCTCCTCCAACTGGTACGACATGGTAGGTGACCCGACAATAGCCGATGCAATCCTTGACCGCATCATACATACGGCTCATACCATAGAGTTATATGGTGAAAGTATGCGAAAGTTAAGGTCTAAGAAAAACGGGAAATTTTAAAAGGGTAAAATAAAATTGACCCCCAACACCAGGACTTTAAAGGGTCAATCATATTGTAGCCAAAGGGGACAATCCTGTTTGGCCAAAAGGGTCAAAGTCGCGTGGCTTTTCCAAGAGGCTTCAAATCAAATAACCCGTTTCTCTTTTCTACTTGGAGTTTAGCCATATCCTTATATTCTGTCTAAATCAATCGTTAAACCCGGCTTTGCCGCATAAACCACTTTCCCCGTATGCCTTTCCACTTCCGATATGAAATAAGGCTCATCGCTATTATTCTCGGAAAGGTGTAAAAGCACGATTTCCGAAACATGGGATAAGTCGTTTGCTTCCAAAAACCCCTTGCACGTAGTAAGCTCCATGTGTGAGGTAAGCAGACGTTCACGCTGTGAGGGCAACGTGCGCCCGGTTGTAATCGCCTCGATGAGCTTCTTATCAGAGTAATTGCACTCTATCAGCACATGGTTAAGCCCCTTGAACTGATATTCGCACATACAGCTATCGGTAAGAAATACCATCTTTCCCATATCGGGGTGGTCTATCAGATAGCCGACACATGGCACATCATGGCAAGCAGGAAAAGGAAGTACCTTAAAATTACCCATCTTATAGCCTTTGCCCTCTTTAACCACCAAAGAACGGGAATCCCAAACGCCCTTTGCAGTCCATACCTCCCGTAATGCCAACGTGTGAAATCCACTATCTACCATCGCCTTAATATATTTGGCGTGGTCGTTGTGGGCGTGCGTTACCACACACCCTACAACCTTTCTCAGATTGAAATCCAACGCTTTCTTGACTTCTTGGAAACGGATTCCAGCTTCTATAATAAGGCTTTCCGTACCATTATCAAGTATATAGCAATTACCCGAACTACTCGAACCTAATACTATCAGTTTCATACGCTATCAATATCCGGGGTCAATAGTTGCCGTTTGTTGCTCGCTTTCCGTATGGTGTTCAGACACGCTTTCAAAGCTCACATCTTCCGCATCAATCAATTGTTTGTTTGCGTAATTGTCGGTCAATATTTCACGCTGTGAAGTTTCGTCACCCTCGTAGTCATTGGTGATGGCATTTTGCATTTCTACGGACAAATAGCCGTATTTACTCAGTAAATTACGGATAACGGTTTTTTGTGCCATTCCATGAAAGTTACCCATCCAACCAACCTTGTTGCTATCGGGAGAAACGGGCAAATTAGCCAAATTCAGCAACTTTTCTACCGTTACATCCTTATCGCTTGTGATGGCTTTACTATATCGCTTTGCGTGGTTTGCCATTTGCTCCACTGTCATGTACAAAGTCTTGCTAAAGCCGTTCATAAGTTCAAAGTAACAGAAATAGCCTATCACCTTATCGCTTTTCCTTTCACCGTCAAAGGCTATTTCCCCGGTCAGTTTGTTTACCTTGCGCAACTCACCATCATACACCACATCCGCATTGATTGTACGGTATTGTCCCGTGCGCATAGCAAGCTGAATATAACCCTTATAGCCCATTTGAAAAGTCGGCTCATACACTTTAATCCAGTTGCCCTTTTCATCCTTTTTGGAGTTTTTGAACGGGATAATGAAAGCATAACCCAAAGCCTTGTTTATTGGCAAATGTAACGTGGCGGCTTTGAGTGCTTCCATTACCACCTGTTTAGGATTACAGAGTTGCAGATTGCTATCTCCGTTGTATAGGTCAATTACAGAGGCTACGAATGTTGCCGAATTTTTACCAAGCGCATTTTTGAATTGTTCTTGTACGCTTTCGGCATTCATCATGCTTTTAAGAATATCTACAGGCTTTCTTTGGGTGGCGACCTGCCCTCCGTTTGCAGTCTGTTGTACTGCCGTACTCGCTTGCTGTGTCATAATCGTAATTACTTAATGGTTAGTTCTTTGTCTGTAGTTACCACCAGCCGGATAATTTGGCTCAGTGATGGGATGATTTGGTTCACGCTTTCCGCATTATCAACGAAAATCGGTGCAGATACCCCCTTTGCCGTGCAAATGGCATTGATTATATCTATTCCGGCATTGATTTGTCCGGCATTGTTCACGTCAAGGAAAGGTGTACCGTTCACGGTGCATACACACGTCAGTTTTTCGCCTCCGTTCAGTTGTTCATTCACAAAGGAGAATGATACATACCTGAACATTCCGTTAATGCGTTTCAACAACTCCGCATCCTTATCCTTTTGGAATTGGAGTGCCGTAAACTCCCATTTTTCAAGGTCTGCCAACTTTTGATTGTTGGCAATGCGCTTTTCTTCCAAAGAGGCGATTTCCTTTTCAGCCCTGCCAATTTGTTCACGGTTTGCCAAACGCTTGTATAAGCCTTGCACGGCTTCATTCAAAGTTCTTTTCTCCGATTGCAGTTCCGACACGTCCACAATCTTTGCATCCACTTTAAACTGATTTTCAAGTTCGACAATCTCGTTCTTGATGTCAATGCAAGTTTGGTCGGATGCTATCATTGCTTCCACGTTTTGCGCTTCGGGGATATAAGCCTTTGCTTGTTGAATATCGGCATTGATACGCTCTATCTTTTGTTCCAGCTCCACGATTTCGGCATTGGTACGGTCTTTAAGCCCTTGCACTTCTTCAAGCCGTTGTTTTTTAGCCATGCCAACCTCTTTATTCGCTTTCAGACGTGCCGCTTTATTAACGTTAAAATTGGCTTGCATTTCACGTTGCTTGGCTTCTATATCCTCAATTTCCAAAGGACGTTTGCAAGTGGGACAAATAAATTCACCCTCATTATAGGTAAGTTCCTCCTTGCTGATAAATGCAAATTCACCACGCAATGCGGACAATTTGGTGTTGAGTTTTTCTATCTCAATATCCATAGCCGCAACCGATTGCCTTTTTCTGTCTAAAGAGGCTTTTTCAGTACGCAACGAATATTCCAATTCATTCAGCTTCAAAGATGCCTCATTGCGCCCTTTGTTAGCTTCTGTAGCGATTTCATTCATTCTGCTATTGAGTTGTAGGCGTTTTTCACCTATTTGCTTTTGGATAGAAGCCTTACGTTGATATTCCTGCTCATTCAGCTTTGATTTGTCGGCAATTTGTTCCTCTATCTGCTGAATACGGGCATTTTTATTCTCAATCTCACTATCAATGGCTACCCAATCCTCTTCCTCCGGCATAAGTTTACGAGCCGTTTCTATCTGAGAGGGAATAACTGACAATTCATCTTTGCAAGCCTTTTTCTTGGCGGCTACCTCTTTAGCGTATTGGGCGATGCTCCTGCCTGACAACTGAGCCAGCAACTCCAAATATTCGGGCTTGGTCTGCGCTACGTCTTGGTCGGTAAGCGTTCCTACCATATCCAAAAGGATTTCTTTTTGCGCTTCCGGCTTCATTGATGTAAAGTAGAAAGGGTTGGTTATCATTCGGAAAACATCTTCCGGGATGATGGCAGCTACTTCACTATCATACTCCTTTTTGGTAGCCAACTTAACACCGTTCAAATAGAACTCTGTTGCATGATTCTTTAGGCTTTCTTCCGTAGTTCCACGTGGCTTGACCCAGTTTTCCACATAGCAGCGTTGCAGTGTTACCGTTTTGCCATCCACTGATAGTACACCAGTAACGGAGTGTTCAAGATGCAAAATAGGCTTTCCGTCCGCATCCAACGTCTTAATGTTGAAATTACTGTCCGAGCGTCCTGTACTGTCTTTACCAAAGAGCAACCAAAGGAACGAATCAAACACTGTTGTTTTTCCTGTACCGTTATCTCCGGCAACCAGCGTTTCCGCATCGGAGAAACCGATATTTAGGCTTCTGACACCCTTAAAGTTGATAAGGGATAATGATTTTAATTTGATTGTACGCATATCACTTGTTAATTATAGAATTGATTTTTTCTGATTTATCTACCGCCAAAAGTTCGGCACGTGAATACAACACTTTGGAATGTATAGAGCTACCGCCCCGGATAGTGGAAACCATGCCGTCTTTCTGCCAGCGTTTTACCCGGCACTCTTGAAACAGTCTGTATGCTTCACGTTGTGAAATGAGGTCTTTTGCCGGGGTAGTCTGTTTTACATAGTTGGCAGCACCCAAAGAAGCCATTTCCATACAGAGGTTCTTTAACTCGTATAGTTCCATCTGAATTGTCATAGGTCAGTCCTTTTTGTAGCGGTTCTTAAAATATTCTCTAACACTTACTATCCCATACTCATTGTCGGTATAGAAAACCCATGCCAGCCAAAAACAAGCCATAGCGGTAATGAAGTGGAATGAGGCATTACAAAACAATGCCCCAGCAAGGGCAATAATGCCAAGAAGTAGCGTAACGCCACATTGGATAAGGTTTGCTAAAGTTTCTCCTTTCATCGGTGTTGCATTTATTATTTAAAAAGATTGTTGGTCATAGCATACCGCATAAATTCAGCCATTGAATGTACGCCAACCTTTCGGAAACTGTTTTTTCTATGGTTATTCACGGTATTTAAAGAGATAAACAGCTTTTCGGCTATTTCTGAATCGTTTTTCCCATCATAGAGCATTCGCATAACTTCTATTTGCCTATCGGACAACTTAGAGTTGAATTTAGGAGCGCAAATAACTTTATCATGTTTGCATTCTCCACGTAAGGGACAACCTACAAACTCAAAATTAAAGTTCCAATTCTCATCTACATCAATCATGTTGTCATACAGACCGAAGTTGCATTTAATGAATCTACGAACCGCTATGAAATCCCGATACCTCTTGTTGTTTGAATTTTTAGAGTATATATCCATAAGCGCATCGTATGCTTCGGGATAAAACTCCCTCAGTATAGCCAAGAAAGCTTGGATAAAGTCGGTATCAGTTTCTTTCAACTGCCTTTCGGCTTCTCCGATAGGGCGCATAGTAACTTCACCCTCCGGGGTTGTGTAGAACTCTATAGCTTTCATTCTGTAACAGGAAATAAAATATTGGCTGGAACGCCCAGTTTGTCACTAATCATCTTTTGCTTGAGGGCATCCGGCTTTTGTACGCCATGAATCCACATTCGCACCGTCTTGGTACTACACATACACAAAGCCGCTATTTCCTCCACAAACTCAGTCTTTGGAGCTTTTACGGCACTCCTTTCGGGCAATCCTTTGTAAATCTGAATAAAAGACTGATAGTCTTTTTGGGTTACTTTTTTCATTTTCTCCAATTTATATGTTCTACAAACACGCTTTTTGGTTATATTTGTAATGTCATTTATTTAATTACGCAACAAATATAGGCTATATATCCGAATATAACAAATTTTTTTGGATATATTTTTCTATTAAAATATTTCATTTATATGCAACGATTTGATTTAAAGCGATTTAGAATTGATAGAAAACTTACTCAAAAGGAGTTAGCAGAGCTGTTAATGTGCAAACAGAACTATATTTCAAATATAGAAAACGGAATAAAACCAATTTCAAAAGAGAAATTGGATATATTGCAGTCTAAATTCGGTGATATTTCAAGATATTATTCGGATATATCACCAAAGCAAAATACGGTATTAAAAGAAGTCACTCCCGAGGATTTCATGTTTGCTGGTGCTGACGCTTTTTCAAGACAAGTCGTAAAGATGATGAATGACAAACTGATTGCACCTTATGGAATATTAGTAGAAAAAGATAAGGAAATAGAACGGTTGAATAGATTGATAGGCAGATTGCAAAACGAAATAGAGGAACTTAAAAAGGGAAGTGCCCAAATGGAGAATCCTGCCGGATGTGCCAATGCCGTATAGTGTTTGGTTTAAAGCATAGAAAGTATTGATATGGAAAAGTATTACAGAATGGTTATAGACCTCTACAAAGAAGCCCTTTTAATTAACCGGGTAAACCCTGATAGGGTATTAGATGCGCAAAGGGAAATATCCAACGCTATCACCACGGCTATAATCACCAATGAGCCTACAAGTGAATTGGAGTTGCTAAAATCCGATATAGAGAATTTGAAGAGCCATATATCGCAATGAATACCGTCATAAGCAAGCAAATAATGGAAAGATTCTATAGTGCGCTGGATGCCATTATAGCCATGAAGAAAATAAGAGGAGTAAATACATACTGTAGGCTCAACAACATAGATAGAAGAAATTTCATTGCGCAAAGAAAAGACTTGGAGCGTGGATGGTTTCAATTATCTTGGTTACATCCTATGGTTAAGGATTATGGAGTAAGTGCCAAATGGCTGCTTACTGGATTTGGAAGAATGTTTGAAGAACAAAAATAGCCCCATGCAAACATTATTAGTCTGCATGGGGCTATTTCTTACAAATATTCCATATCACAAATTAGCAAGCCATTTCTTGCCAGATTTTGTTCTTAGCCAAATCATAAATGCACCCGTCACAACTATTCCAACGGTAAAGATAGCTCCTAACATTTCCATATCTATTATTTTAAAATTGTATTTCCTACTTTAGCAAGCATTATAGTCCAAACACTCCCTGCTGTCAAAACATACCAGTTTATACCAGCTTCCACATTGGCATATATCGGAGTTATTCCACCAAGAACCAAACCCGCAAATGTGAGTTGCGCCAAGTTAAAAAAGAATCCAGCAAGTTTTTCACGCCTCACTTTATCTTTCTCCTTGACTTCTTTCTTAGCTTCTTGTTGTACGCTCCAATTACCCATATAAACTACTATTTTCTACAAAGGTACAAAATCCCCGCTTATTTGGAAACAAAAACCTATATATTTTTGATACGTCATTATAAATATAACACTGCAAGACTATTTTTATAACAAATAATACACTATATTTGCTGCTGAATTAAAATATCACTAAATAGCATTGGCTATTGTTGTAGGGATTAAGAAAACGACCAAATTTCAGAAACAGCCCTCAGACAATTTGCTAATGCCTGCGCTTTGCGTGGGCATTACTCTTGTATGGGCTGTTAGGTGCTTGGTCGTACCTCTTAATCCTCGGAGTAATCCCACGCTTTCGTGTGTATTACAGTAGCTTGCTAAGTACAACCGTTAAATACACACTTATGAGAACTTTGCTAATGCTTTGCCTGATAGCTTTGATAACAGGATGCAATGGCGACAATCCGCAATGCAAAGCTGAGAAACTAATAAACAGGTATTTGGAGAACAATTTAAAAGACCCTGATAGTTATGAGTGTATAGATATGGGTAAAATAGGAATAGTCACACCTATGTCTAAAGCATTAGTGGAAACTGTTAAAAGAGCAACGGATGGAGAGTTTCCAACAGATAGCATTAACTCAAAATTAGAACAAATCAAGGCTATGTTTGAAAGTAATGATATAAATCCATACGATACTTTAGCTTGGGAGATTTCCCATAGATATAGAGCCAAAAACTCCTATGGGGGATATGCGATTACTAATTGCACTTATCATTTCAACAAAGATATATCGGACATAATTAGCGTAGAAACAAAATAGAATCTACCAAAGAAAATTACGGCACTTCCATAAGTGCCTTTTTTTGTTCTTCCCCCACACCCCTATTTCATATATTTATTCTTAATTAACTATATAATATTATATATAGTATATATATTATCCCTTATAACTTGCGTAAAATTTTGCCTAAGCAAAAATAGGCTTGTAAATCGCTGAACTACAACAGCTTACAAATTTTGCTTAGGCAAACGCAAAAAGGCTATATTTTTGCTTAGGCAAAATAACGCTTATAACACACTGTATTTCAATCATTTGTAAATTTTGCTTAGGCAAAACGCTATTTTTAGGCTTAAAAACAACTATTTATTTGATTATCAGAATATTATAATTTTTGCTTAGGCAAAATCATTTTGCTTAGGCAATTTGCTTAGGCAAAATCTACAACTATCTGATTATCAGAGATAATACAGGTTTAGAGGATAGATAAACACCTATTAAAATTTTGCCTAAGCAAAAATAGGCTTGTAAATCGCTGAACTATAACAGCTTACAAATTTTGCTTAGGCAAAACACGCTTATTTTTGGGTATATACTTCTTTTCTGTTACATCATCCAAAGATAGCTTGACATAATCCAATACCTTACGGTTGGCAGCATCTATGCTGTCCCACGATTTCGCAATATAAATATCTGTCACTCTCATATTTTCGTCCACGTGGTTAAGGGCTGTGTGAACGGTGTATTTATCTACTCCGGCTTCATTGCTTGCAATGGTTGCCCATGTATGGCGGGCTGCGTAAAACTCCAAATCATCTATTCCCAAATCATCACCAATCTTTTTCAAACCCTTGTTAATTGCAGCCGTAAAGCTATCCACACTTGAATACAGCTTGTAGAAATTAAAGACCCTTTGCCCCGTATGGTCTTTATATTTTTTCATAAGGGCTTTTAGTTCCGGCTCTATCCTCACAGATATTTCCGCTTTGTCGGCTCTCCGATTCTTGGTTTTTGTCCGTTGGTATGTAATTCGTCCTTTCTTCAAATCCGTACAAGTGTACAAATCTACCGCATTCATTCCGATTAGGCAGAAACTCAAAAGAAAGACATCCTTTGCGAGATTGTACCTGTTTGTCCCCGGTTGCATAATCAAAGAATAAGGCAGCTCCGAAAATTTACGAAGTAAATCCGTAGAAATAGCCCTTTTTCTTGTAACTGGAACTTTGGGAATTTCCACCCTCTTAAAAGGAGAATAGGGAATGCGTATCAGCCCGGCATCCTCATCGTTAAACTCTTTCTTTGCTCGGTTGTGTATGGCTCTTAGCTGGGATATATATAGGCTCTGTGCTCTTTCTCCGTGATTGGCTTCGGGTTTGGAACGTGCCGGATTCTCCTTTATCCACTTTATCCAATCATTGATAAACTTAACCGTTATTTCTTTTATGCTCACGCTATCCCTGCCAACAAAGCGTACAAGGTTGTTAATAGCTACTTGGTAAGAAAGCGCATTGCCTGTATGCCCGGTTTCCTTTAAGTGCAATATGTATTGACGGGCATAAGCCACTATATCCAAATCGAAGTGTTCCCCATTGTCGTTAGTGATTGCATCTACCACCTGCTCAACGGTCATGGATTTAAGCCGTTCCCCCATACGGTCACAAATGGAACGGTATTTCTTTATCATATCATCGGTGGCATCTATGTACTTTTGGTTTTTCAATTTGAAAGTCGTGCGTGTCAAATCATCCTTTGTCACGTAGTAAGTGGTCGGGATGTACTTTTTCCTCTTTTGGTGTATAACCCTTATCTTTATATTATATGTGCCGTCAGCCCTTTTTTGGTGAGCGTACACCTCTGCTTTGAATGTAGCCAT